CACGTCTCCTATAAATACAACTCTATTACAATTATATTTTGCATAAGTTTCCTGACAGTGTTCAAGGTAACCATCTAAACAAAATGGCTCATGTAAATCTCCAATAGCTAATACACGAGTTTCTTTTTTAGTTATGTTCTCGTATGCTGTTTTTTTGTTTCCGTTTAATCGTGGTCTAATTTCCATAGGTTTTATATAAAGCGTTTAAATCATTAGTAATATTTCTTATACAACTTCCACAGGATGTCATTACTTTTTTATCACTAAAAACTCTGTTGTATATTTTTAATAATTCTTTTTGTTCATTTGGCTTTACTCTACTGCGTGGGTTGTTAAACCATTCGGTTAAATAAGTGTATTCATCTTCTAAAAAACATTTGGGTCTTTTATATCTAAATGCTTTATTCATAGCTGTTTGTCTAGCGTCACAGCCACAATCTTCTCCAGCTAAAAACTTAACAGCTTTATCTATCCCAGTGGCTTTTGTGATTTTTGCAATAGTATCGCCTAAACCTGTTGATTCTTTTTCGTAATTTGCTTTCCATTCTTTATACTCTTTGGTGCGTTTATCTTTTGGTGCTTTCATATTAAATTATAATCTTCGTTATTAAAATCTTCGTAGTCTTCTTTGAATTTATCCCTCATTATATTTTTACCTTTTTTTAATGTATGGAATATATTTACAGAACTTATTTTGGTTTCTGTAGCCATTCCCCTTATACTTAAATCAGTATCACGATATAACTCATATATACTTTTATCGTACCAATGCCAAGTGTTTAACTCGTTATCCATTTTTTCACATAAACGCCAAAAAGCATCTTCTTTGTTTAAATCATTGCTTGATGTAAACCTTTCTATATATTTTGCTTGAATTTCAATAAATTCTTCATCTTTATAAAACTCTTCTATTTGTATTTTGTGTACTTTGTTTTTTAATTTTATATAATTTAAAAACACTGACCTAATAGTAAAATACATATAGGCTTTCGAATACTTGCCATTACTATATACATTTTTATTATCTGCATATTTAATTATTTTTAAATAACTTTCTTGTACAATATCTTCAGCGTAATCTTTTGCTCCTAAATTTTTCGCTATTTGTACCCATTCTTTGTGATTTTTACCTAATGCTTCTAAAAATTCTGTCATACTAAAAACTTACACCTTTTAAGGGATTATATAAATCTCCAACTATTTCAGGAAGACCTACGTCATTAACTTTAAAGCTAAATGTTTCAAAAGCGTAACCTCTACTTCTTTTGCATTTAACAGTTATCCAATCCTTGTTTACTGTGTTTGTTTCTAATTGTATTTGTGTTTCTGTCTTTTTTTCTAATAAACTTCCAAGATGACCAGTTGGTTTATCTGTTCCAAAATTACTGTGTATTACTGTAATTATATGGCAATTAAACCTTTGACTCCATTCCATTAGTTTTTGAGCAACCTCGTTACTTTGCTCAAGTGAATTAACGTCTGATACTAAATCAGCTATTCCATCAATAACTACCAAGCCAACTTTACCTTTTTCTATTTTTTCTTTTAAATAGTATTCTATAAATTCAACCCTATGTTTAAACCCTACAGTTCTTAATCCAAAGGTATGATAACACCCCAAGTCTTGTTCTTGGTTCATGTCTACTACTCTACGGAATACTCTTTGAGCGTGGAACTTACCTTGTTCAGTATCAAAATGAATTAAACATTTACCATCCCTATGCCCTTTTAAGCTACCTCCGAACTTGTTAGAGCCACCCAAATAAACAGAAGCTAACAAACTAATAAAAAATGTTTTCATCGTCTTAGGAGGGGCTTGTACAAAACTAAAATTGCCATATGTTCCTATTGGTATTGGTAGGGTCTTTGTGCCTTTTAAAGTCTGTATAGTTGTTTCTCCCATTGTTATAGCTACAGGTGGGTATTCTACTGTTTCATTTGTGTTAATTATGCATTCCTCTTCTAAGAGCTGCATATGCATTTTCGTTTCTTCTGTCATAAAAAAAGGGGCAATTACGCCCCCCTATATTAAAATGGTAAATCTGTAGTGTTGTCTGCCGTTTGCTCTTGTGGTTGTTCTTGTGTTGCTTTAACGCAACTTCCGTCTGTCCAAACCACTTTACCATTGCCAAGATATTTCTTTGGCTTTTTAGCTTCTCTTTCTTCTTTTGTTTGAGAATCAAAAGCTGCTACGTTTTGACCAAATTGATTTGTGTCATCGTTTACACTTATAGTCAAGTTATAGTAAACTCCTTTTTTACCTTTTACAAATTTCTCTTTTGGTAGATTTTCTACGTTAATGTTTAAATTGATTAGTGATGCCATTGTTTATTTATTTAGGTTTATTAATTTATCTTTATTTACTTTTTTAAAATCTTCTGATTCATCTTCTCCAAATACTCCTAACTCATAGAATCCAGTTAGTTTAAGAACAGCTCTTGACAAGGCTCTTTTCTCTGCCATCTCTGCTACATACCAAGTATTACAGTTTCCGTCTTTAAATGATGCTCCTTTTAACGCTGAGCCGAATGTTTCTATATGTGTGCCAGGTTTTGTACTAATGTAAGCATTTGCTTTGAATACTGCAAAATTGGTTTCACACTTTATAACTTCAAATGCTATATTAATGTTTTCTTTTGCTTGTATCTTTTCAATACCTTTTCTTGTAATAATTACATAGTGTTGATGTTTATATACATCGTCTTTTGTTAGTTCGTACTTATTGTACAAGTCTACTAGTTTTTCTCTATTCATTTGTTTTTGTTTTGATAAATTAATAATGTTATTTGCATTCCTAAAAGTATTCCTAATAATAGAAATATGATTTCTTGTTGTTCCATGTTATTTAGTTTTAAATTGTTTTGTTTTTATAGTCGTAAAATTCTAATTGTTGTTTTAATGATTTGTGTTTTATATCGCTATATTCTTTTTTTAGTTCTCTATTTTCTATATGCATTGAATTTATATAAAAATACATTTCACTTAACGCCTTCATATACATTTCAGATTGTTTAGGTTTAGATTTATTAAACTCTAATAATAATTTCGCTAATAGTTGATAATTGCTATGAAAGTTAATTTCCTGTAGTGTCATACACTTCTTTTTTTACTATATCTCTGTATGAACTTGGACAATCCTTGTCGCATAATTCAAAGATAAATGTTTCTAAATTACTTATTTTTTGTGTTGCTTTAAATAGTTCTTTTTGTAAAGCATCTATTTGCATATTTTTAAAGTCTATTAAATCTTTCATGTTATAAATTGCTAAAGTTATTTATTTCTACTTTTACTCCAGAACCATTTCTTTGTTCTAATATACACTTATTAAACAAAGAATACCTAAAAGCTTTAAAGTAATCTGTTTCTTTAATTTGGTCTCCTTGTTGAGTTGTTATTATATAGTACATATTGTTTTTTATTTTATTAAAATCTTTTCTTCTAAATAAGTTTGAATACTATCATCCACCACAGACCACAATGACCAGTATGCTAGTTCACTAATGTTTTCAGCTTTTTTTCCTAATTGTTCAATTTCAAAATCAGATGCGCCTAATGTATAACATATTGACCAGCAATCTACATAGTAAATAGTTTGGTTTTTAATGTAGTTGTCTATAAATTCATTTACTTCTTCTTCAACATCTTCTTCATCGTTAAAGTCTGAATCATTTAAAAATTCTCCTATTGATTCTTTTAATTCACTAATAAATTTTAATTTGTCGAAATATTCCATTTTGTTTTGTTTTTTATTAATATCTTGTTTAACTATCTTGATTTTATTTCTGTTATAACTTGTTTTAAAATAGCTGTGTTAAATTTAGTATTATTTAATTGACAATATTGATATTGTTTCCATAAATCTTGAATTGTCCAATGTGTAAAAGAATTTGTCATAATGTTTTGTTTTTTTGTTATATGTAAATATAAACTTTATTATTTAATTAACAACTATGTTTATAAAAAAATATTAAACTTTAACAAAATTTTAACATTTAAAGCAAAAAAAAAGAGGCTAACCTAAGTTAACCCCTTTAAAAACAAAACAAAACAAGAATTATTTTAAGTTAGTTAGTAATTTATTATAATGTTCTATTAAAATTATTAATTCGTTATCACTGAATTTAGTTATTTGCCTACTCTTATTTAATAACAGTTCAGCAGTTCCTTTCTCATATGCCTTTTCTAAATACAATCCGTATTTATACTGCTCTCCGTATCTCATTACATTACAACTGTAGCATTGCACTTGAACATTAGTCTCATCCCATCTTGTTGAATAATGCTTTCTGCTTATGAAATGCCCAGCCTGTAATTTTTTGTAATGTGATTTCGTGCCACACGTTACGCATTCTGATATTTCATTAACTGCAAACCTACGTCTAATAAATTGACTAAATACTGTATCAAGTTTTTTAACTATTGTTTTTCTTGATGGTTTTTTAGCCATTATACTATTTCGTTGTCTATTTGCTGTATTAGGTATCTTAAATCCTCTTTACTAAATTTACCTTCAATACTTTCTTTGTAAGTTGAAAGTTTTAATTCATAAAATTCTGTTTGATTTTCGTACCTCTTAATCTTTACTGAAATATTCATAGTTTAAATATAACATTTTTTTATTAAAAAAAAAAGTAATAACTTTAAATTTTTTAATTATTTAAGATTTATAAAATAAATATAAATATATATAACAAATTATTAAAATAAAGATATCTGAAGAATATTCAAATATATCTGGCTATTTTCTGGTTTTTTCATAACTCCTTCCACCGAAGTATGCTATAAATACAACTGAACATAATTGCTTAAGTGTTTCTATATGTACATCTTCAAAGTTAAAGCCTGTAAATATTGAATCTAGTAATATAAACAGTATTAAAGATACTGTCATAAAAATTAATGTGAGTGGTCTTACATTTTTAGAAAGTACATTATCACTCCCTAAATCTGATTCCCACCTTTTAGTTACCTCTTGCATTTCTACCATGTCAATTTCAAGCAGTTTTAAAGCCTTTTCTTTATCTTCTGGCGGTAATGTGTTGTCTTTGTCTATAAGTCCTTTAACTATACCTAATACTCCAGAATTAGGTAATACGTCGCCTATTGTATGTATAATACCTGAACCGTTGATCTTTAAGAACTGTCCAACCTTTGTGTCTTTAAACTTCTTCTTCATGATACCATTTAAAATGTAAACAAATAAAAACTAAATAAATATTTAGTTCTGAATCATCTTCTTCGTCTAATGCTGGATAGTATTCCCAACCTATCATTAAACCTTTTTCTATTAAATTGCTAAAGCCTATTATCATAATTTCTTTTTAAAGTCCCATCTTGCTCTTTCTCCCCTAATATCGTAATGCACAAAAGTATCGTACAATCCTAAACCACCTTGAAGCATATCGCCTTTTTCTATTAATTCTTCTATTGTATTATATACTTCTGTAGAAGTTAAATCCCTAACTACTATATCAGCAGCTCTACCCATTATATGCTGTGAGTCTTTTACCCCACCTATAGAGGCATTGTATTCTTCACTTCTCCAAGCTGAATTAATTTGAATAGGTTTACCTAAATAGTTTCTTAATATTTGTAATTGGTTAGCTACCTTTACCATATTATGATATATGTTTATAGGCATTTCACTTCCATCATTACAATCAAACTCTTCTTTACTAAAGTTCTTTGTCATTATTTCTTTTATTCATTAAATACCATTTTTGGACTGTATATCCAATAGTGATTAGTAATAAAAATACCTTTAACCCTATGTCTATTTGTGTCATGGATATTCCTAAACTACCAGCGTTTATAAACAATATATTATAGTCTTGTTTCATTTTATTTTAAATACTTTTTTTTCAAGTGTATAAATACGACTGTTATGAGATTTTATTTGTGCTTCTAATCTTCCTAAAGTTTCAGCGTTTTTGTGAATAGGCATTTCTTTGGCTAATTGAATTTCTTTCATTAAATTGCTATAAGTCATTGTTAAACTAATGATCCCGCCTACAATTAAAATAACAGTTTTTAAATCTAAATTAAAATCTGCTTTTCCGTCATTATTAAAATCTACTTTCATAATGTTTTATTTTTAAACTTATCGTAACAGATTGCAATAGCTTGGTCTTTATCATGATAAGGCGTAAGCATCGGCACACATCTTATCATGAAATCGCTTTGTTTCTCTGCTGGTTTAGGATTAGGTATTGGCATTACATTTTATTGTCTTGGTAAGAAACACCAAAGAATCCGTGTACTCCTTCATCTTCTAAATCAATAGCTTTAGACTTCCAACCATAAGGGTGGTCAATCGTTACATTACCTTCTTCATCCGTTTCTTCTAAATCTTTCCATAGTACATCAACAGAATATTTGTCTGATAATACAGGTGCTTTAGTTTCTTCTGCTTCTTCATTGTATTCCCCTTGCTCTAATACTATAAAGCCAAGTTTTACGATAGTGTGTTTGTGAGTAGGGTAGTTATTACCATCTTCATCTGTTGCGTGTGGTAAAGAAGCTATTTTAGATAAAGCACTTGCTTCATCACTAAATTCGTATTTACTAATTTTCATATTATATTTATTTACTCTTGTTATTATTATAGGTGTAATTGTTACGCTTGTTATAAAGTTGTCAGTACTGTTAATTGTGCATCTGATAATGCTTCGTTATATACTCTTATGTCTCTTGCTCTACCATAAAAAGGTTGATTAGTGGATAAATTATTAAATCTAACTGTATCTAATCCATTAGGTGAATTTCCTAACGTATCTTCTCCTATTTTTGTTCCGTTTACAAAAAACTTAAATTCGTTTTGTTTCCACGTTCCCGCTAAAAGAACCTCATTAGTTGTTTGTGGTATATTGCTTAATATACTTGCAGAGATTGAAGCGTCTACAGCTCTTACTTCATAGTAATATTTGTTATTTAAAGTAGCAAGAATTATTTTATTATTAGATGTATTATCGCTTATAGAAATTCTAAAACTTTCAGTAGTATTTATGTAATTAACTTTAATGAAAAATGTTCCTTCTGTAGAATTAAACGTAGAAGCATTCCCAGCATCATTACAAGTTTCAACAGCTCTTGTTTGAATTGCTCCACTTAAAGTAGGAATGTAGCTTGTAGCGTAGGATAAGGCTTCTAATTGTGCGCCCCAGTAATATGCTGTTACTGGAAACGTTGAACTTGCTGCTAAATACCAAATTTGAATATTAGAACAACCAGAGGGAGTAGTAAAGGTTCTTGTAACTCGTTTCCATTTACCTTCTTCTATTTGATTCATATAATCATAATACTCAATATTTGCTCCATTAGTATTATCATAAAATCTACCTTGCAAACCTAATCCTCCAACATAATTACAATAAAAAGAATATGTATATACAGTATTTGCGGCAACTGGAATGTTTGTGTATTTTACATCAAGTCCCGTAGCACTTGTAACAATTTTACTTGCATTTAAGTTCCCGTCTGGACTTATTAAAGCGTTAGGGGTTTCTACTGCGTTAGTTAAAGACCACCCAGTAAATGTTTGACTATAAGGAACTAAATTTGTAGAAGCTGGTTCTAACAAAAGCGAAGGGCAAGATTGTACTACTCCATTTGATATATCGTAGTTTAGTCTTGGTATGTCTGTTAATACTGTTTCTATTAATCCATTTTGTCCAACTCGTGTTGCTGTACTTGCTCTATCAAAAGTAAAGTCTCCATCTCCATTATTAGGTAGTACTGAATATACTTTAGAATCTGCATAAGCAGATGGTATCATTGCTAAACTTGGTGTCGCCATAATTATATGTTAAAAGTTTGTTCTGCGCAGCTTAAAGCCTCTGTATTAGCTCCTACATACTGCATTCTATAATAATAATTTAAAAATATTTCTCTGTTGTTTGTACTTGTTAAACAAGCTAATTCTGTGTCTGATAATGCTTCTGAAAAAACTGCTACTGATTTGCATCTTCCATATAAATTTTGCCCACCATTTCCAGTATCAAAAGTTAATGCATTTAAACCAATAGGAGTAGCTCCACTTGAGTCTGTTGCAACCTCAACTCCATCTATCCATAAAGCAAAATCATTTTCTTTATACTTTACTCCAATTTTATGAAAATTTAAGGTTGAATTAACTATGTGTGTCGCATCAAATGTACTTGCATTATTACTTTTTATTAAAGCTCTAATACTATTATTTGTACTCCCAAAAAGTAAAGTAAGCCTATTGTTTACAGTTCCATCATATAAACTAATACATCTGTTTGTACCATCATTAGCCAAAGCACTTATCTCTGCATAGAAAACTCCCTCTGTTGAATTTATTAAGTCGCTATTACCAGCGTTATTTAATGTTTCTGCTGCTCTTGTAACTCCGCCTGACTGTCCAGATGTTGGTATGTAAGATGTAGCGTAGGATAAGGCTTCTAATTGACATCCAAACCAAAAAGTAGTTCCATTGTTTAAATTAGAATTATAACTTCCATTTGATGATACTGGCTGCATAGACCTAAAATTATAACCTCCAGCATTTATGCAATTACCAGTAATAATGCATCTATACCAATTGTTTCCAAATGATTCTACGCTATGACTTAAAAAAGTCCAATCTGAACCATAATTTCCACTATTTCCTGTTGCTCCTGTACTAATATTAAACCAAGCATAAGCTCCACCAAGCTCAACATAAATAAAATCAAAATCTTGTTTTTTTAGAAATATACTTCCTGTGTAATTTCCAGCAGCAGCCGTAAAAGAAGTTTTTATATTACATTGACCTGTTGAAGTAGTAAGAAGTTTTGCAGCATTTATTTGACCTTCTGGACTTGTAGTAAAATTATCTGTTGCAGTAATATTGGCTTTAGAATAAGAACTTGTATTATTTGAATAAGGAATCAAGTTAGTGCTCTGATTTTCAAGTAAGATACTTGCAGTACCATTAGTATAATCTAATCTGGGTACTCCGTTTTCTTGTATTTCTATTACGGATATGTCTGTTATGTCAAAATTAAAATTACCACCAGTATATTCTCTTGATATTTCTAAATCATCTCCATTACTATTTGAAGAAACAATAGCTGTATATATACCATTACTTGTAATGTTTAAGTTTATAAGAATTGGACTTGAACCAGAAAAACCAACTTGACAAGCACCACTAACATAATTTTTAACTTCTAATTGTATTTTATATTTTGAATTAGATAGACTGCTTATATCTTGTCTTATATAGCTATATGTATTTGAATTACTTTCAAAATGAACTAAATTATTTCCAAATTCTGCTACACCACCTAAAGTCCAATTATCATTAGGGTCTACTTGCTTAACTGATACGTTGTCTATTGTTATGTTTCCAACGGAAGACGTATTGTTATATATTGCTAAACCATTATTAGTTCCATCCCAAACCGCATTAATTGTATTTAGACCTAATGATAATGTATAGATAGTACCGCTAGAGCCAAATTTTACAATATAACCTCCGCTAATAGAACTTACGTTAATAGTTGTTTTATATGTTTTCCCTAAAGTGACTCCTAGTATATTCTGATTAACAGATACATATTGTGCAGAATTAGCAGATAATAATTTACCTCCATTAATAGTCCAACCTGTTCCTTTTGACCAATCACTATCAGTAGCGAAATCTCCATTTACAACTTGCTCCGAACCCTCTTCGCTAAAGTTTCCATTCTGTACTAAATTAGCAGAGTTTATAGATACTGTTTCTATTAAGTAATCTGGATTAACTCTTGTGGCACTTGAGGCTCTTGTGAAGTCGAAGTCTGCGTCTGTTATCTCTACTACTGATACGTTGTCTATTGAAAAAGCACCACCTAAAAATGTACTTGCAAATATACTTAACCCTACGCCTGTTGTATATTTAAAATCAACTGTATGTACACCAACAGTATATGTTGCATATGTAATATATGTTGTTGCCCCATTACTTGACAAAAATGCAATACTACCACTACCTGAAGTTATCTCAAAACTTATTTTATAAGATTTACTTGTTGTAAAACTTATTGATTGTGATAAACTTGAGTTAGATGTGTCATCAAAAGAGGCAACACCACTACTAATAGTCCAAGCACTTCCTTTAGTCCAATCTGAATCCGTAGCAAAGTTACCATTGGTTATAAGATTTTCGCCTAATGCATAAGCTGGTTTTATAGAGTTTAACACTCCAACACCATAAGCTGTAGGTGTGGTTACAATACTTGCTTTATATAATAAATTAGTCATTACAGTCGTTTATATCGTTTAATAATTGAATAGTCATTATATTATTCTCATAAGTGCTAGTCCTTCTTCTTAAATCTGACATTAAATAGGAAACTAAATAAACAGAACCCCACTCGGAAGTTGTCGTAGCATTTCCCCACCATGAATAACTATAATCTAATCCCCAATTTGATGTGTTTGCAGTTATACCCATAATTTATTTTTTTCTTGTTCTTTTATAACTTCTTTTTTCTTTTCCAAATACTGCTTTAACTTTACAATATTTTTACTCTTTTGTCTATATCTTATAAAACCCATCCACCAAAATCTGCATTAGCTGTATCTGGGTAAATATCATCCTGTGTGTTTGCATTATACTCAGGATAGGTGGTTTGATTATAAACCATATAGCTTATAAAATTATTAGTATAAAATTGTGCGATATCTCTATACTTTTCTACTAAATAATCCACTTCATCTTTGTCTACTGTCACACTACTTTCTGATGTATGCTTGTAAACACCTCCATTAGCCACTGTGTACGCTGCAAACGGCATATAGCATACTAATGCCCAATAAATAGTCATAGGCTTTATATACGTCTCTAAAAGCGTCTTATAGGCTGCGTTAGCTGGGTCGTTTATAGTTCCAGCAAGTATTAAGTTTTGTATTTTTTCTAATAGCTGAGTTCCTAAGTAATTCTGCACTTCTGTATCTTGTGCAATTTCTACCATGTATATAAACTTGTCAGGGTCTACAGAACCAGAAAGTACAGAGTACCTTTTAATGTCTTTTGTTGTTATAAATAATGCTTTTGCCATGTCTTATTTTCCTTGTGGGTTACCTGGTAAAAACCCTTTGTTTGGTAGGTTTCTTGGTTGTACTGAAACTTGATAAGGGTTTGTTACTTTATATCCTAAAATTGCTGCTTGTCTTGTTCCTATTATATCCTGAGATGTTTTTAAGTCTATTTTAGCATCTTTACTTCTATAAGTTACTCTTCTCCAGGAATGTCTACAATTGCCTCCTCCTTTGTATAACCAGATAGAATATGTGGAAGCCCCTTTAGGACCCCAGCCAGGATTTACAGCTTTACCCCCCATTGCTATTATATCTTCCTTTCTATATAATTTTTTAGCTTTAGTCATAGCAACACAAAAATCCCTTGGGTTACCGCCAGTTCTTGCAGGATTATATTTATACCTTACTTTAAAATAGTTTTCTATACCGTTTACATCTACTTCTTTATCTTGAGCACTTTTTGAGTTTGGTCTTGCAATACCTGTACTAACAAATTTCCAAATTTTACTTAAAGTTGAAAGTTTTTCTTCACTTTGTAAATTAAGTTCATTTATTATTTCTGTTAATTTATCATCGTTTTCATAATCAACATCTTGTTCGTCTATTGCATCCCAAACATTATCATCAATATCTTCTCCTAAACTTATAAAATGTTCTAAATCTTTATTTAATTCTATATGTTCTTCACAAGGCATATAATAAACAACCCCTTCAATTTCCATTTCATGCGAACCACTACAACCTTGTTCTAAGGCTTTTGCTTCAGCTTCTTCTATTGTATTATAAACTTCTTTGCCATCTATTTTTTTAAGACTTAATTCATATCCTGTTTCTTCTTCTATTATTTCTTCGTTTACTATATCAATATCCGTAAAATCAAGAGGTTTAAGAGTCTTAAAGTATAAGTCTAATGCTATATCATTAACCGATAGAATTGCATCCATACACTCTATTACTTGGTCTTGAAAGCATTGTATAACTATATTGTCAAATAACTGTGTTGCGTTTTTAATTTCTTCTGCATTGTTGCCTAAACCATCGTTCCCCTCTCTTATCCCAAGCAGCATCGGAGAAGTAACTCTATGACCAACAATTAATTTTTTAAAGCATTCATCAGCTAAATAGGAATAGTGAGCTGGTGCGTCATTCAGAGGAATATCATCAATCGTAGTTTTAGATTCGGCATTGTTATTAAATGCAACAATTACTTTTTCTCCTCTGCTTCCAGTTAATTTATTTAATACATCTGATTTTATCGATTGCATCTTTTCAGGGTCAGGGACACCATTGTTAAAATTGACAACCTTAGTGCCACTAAAACCATTAATACAATCATTTATAAGGTAATCTCCTATTTCGTCCTCTAATACAGCGTAAGGCATGGCAGAAGACCAGTCTGGACTACTATAATAGTATTTACCAGCTTCATAAGGCTTTAAAACATACATTTCAACCCCTTTTTGTTTACCAAATCCAAAGGCTGGTATTCTTTCAGGTTTTTCAGTAGGCTTTAAGTTATCCCAATGGTTTGAATAATACCAAGCTTCAATTTCCCCTTCATCATTACACTTTTCAGCTCTTAATGTCTCCATTGGAAAGTGGTGTACTTGTTTTACTTTACCACCTTCATACACTAATTGAAATGCAGCCATTCCTAAAACTTTGTAGTCATTTATGAATCTACGTAAATCAGCTTTTTTAAATAATGACATCATTTGAGCGTACTGCTCTGGTCTTTTATCTCCATCATGCGCTGCAAGACCTTTTCCGTAAATCATATTGGAAACCCCTATTGTAATAGCTCTACAAGTGGTAGAGTTGTTGTTTACATCGATAATGTAATTAAAATAGTTATTATCAATTCCATATTGAACCCAATCCTTATTTTTTAATTCTACAACTTCTGGAGCTGTATAGGCTGCTAATTTAGTTACGAAAAATTCGCTCATATCACTACGTATTCGTTAGTTGTTACGTGTTCTGTAAATACACCATCATTAATACTATATGTACTAATAGTTTGGTCTGTACAAAATATATTATCTCTATATACAACGCTTGATCCGTTTAAAATTTCAAGCGTGTAAAAAGTACCTTCTCTTAATATTGGACTAAATATTACGTTTCCTTGTAAGTAATATCTATCTGTTGTAAATGTTAATCCTGTATAGGTTACTGGTGTATTTGTGTCTTGGTCAGTAATTACAATACTACTTGCAGAATACTCACGTGGAATAAACTTTAATTGTTGTGCTAATGCACTTGTGGTTAGTATTATCATTAAATGCTTTTTTATTAAACAAAAAAACAGCAAAACTGTTATATAAAAAAAGGCAAAACTTAAAGTAATGCCTTTTAATTTAGTTAAATAAATACACTTATACTCCTGAAACAACCACTATATCAGCAGAAGTAACCATTGCAGCAAAAGCTACAAAGTTCGCAGGAGTCTTTTCAGTTCCTGTAAAAGTAATATTATAGCCATTTAAATCTCCCATAGTTGCTCCAGTTGCTGTATTAGCAGCTACTTCACATCCATTTTCAATTCCAGCTAAATAATATTTACCATTATAATCTTGTACAATTATTTGTGGTCTTCCATAAGATAAAAGTTTCATTTCTTTTCTCGTAGCTAAATCTTGTTTCTTTAAAACAATAGTTCCAGTTTGAGTCCAAAAAGAAGTTCCGTTATCTCTTGAGTTTTCGTTTGTTTGTTCGAAAGAGTTAGCACCTTTTAAATCGTATTTGTAAAAAGTAAGTGGAGAAGCAAATCCTGTTACTTCCTCATCTACAAATGTAGCTGTATCTAACAAGCCACTTGTATAATTTGAAATATAGATTGCAATTATCCCTCCAACAGAATCCTTACAGGGTTCTAATCTGCCTAATGTAATATCACATGACATATGTTTAAGGTTTTATATACTATAGAGGGGAATTTACTCCCCCCTTATAATATTAGTTAGTAATTAATTATCCAGCGTAGTAAACTACATCCGCTCCGACTCCTATCGCAGCAGCAGCCGTGAATCTCATAACGAGACGTACATTCTGACTTCCATCCATTGGAGTCATGTCAATTACACGAACTTCGTTGTAATCGTTAAGAAGTCCAGTCGCGAAAAACAGGTTGCTTGATTCAGCAGCTATCATTGTATCGTCAGACATCCCTCTTCCTACAAAGATTGGAATTCCTCCAAAAGTTAAACTTCCATTACTGTACCATTGTGTTCCTTTTGCATCTGTACCTGAATTTGCAGTTGCAGCTACACTAAATCCACCTAAAGCTCTAACATATAATTTAGCAGCTTTGTTTGAAACGTATAATTTCAAATCTTCTTTACCATAAAGTGCATTTGGAATTAAATCTACCACAGCTTGCATTTTATCAATAATGTTAGCAGCAGTTAAAGCTACTGGAGTTGGTACATCAATAACAGTTGCATCAGCAGCAGCTAAAGTTTCTAGTCCGTTGTATTCTCCAGCTTGTGCTCCTCCGAGATTACCAGTCCAAATGTTAGTTTCATTTGCAGCAGCAACTTTTCCAGCAACATATCCAACTAAATAATCAGCGAATGATGTTGGTAATCCATTTGGATTAAAGGCACTGAATCCCATTTGAGCAGCTTCCCATGTATTAATGAAGTCTGACTTACATAATTGTAAGTTTACCTGAAATTCCTCTGGCATAATTATAACCTCAGTTAAATCTACGTTAGAAATTGGAGTGAAATCACAAGTTCCGTCTGCGATTAAGTTTCCAGTTTCTATCCTTTGGATAACTGATTTGTATTTTACGTTTGGCATTACTGTAACACCACCATCTTCAATTGTGCTTGAACTCAAAAGAGCAGCAGAGATGTACTTTCCAGCAAACTCTCCAGCATAAGTTGAAGTAATGTTTACTGTTGTAGCTAAGTCTAATCTATTTGACATAATTTTTAGTTTTTAATTTAGTTGTTAAATAATTTTGCGAATACTCTGTCTTGAGTAGTCATTGGTTTGTTTTGCGCGTAGCTATTTAATTTAACTTCGCTTTTATTTTCTGGATTGTGTTTTAAAGGTTTAGCAGTTTCTTCAGCAGATAATTCTACTTCAGATGTTAAATCTTCTTTGTCACTAAATCTTGACTTTAAATCAGAAATAGCATCCTCCAAATTTTTAATTCTAATTTCCATACCTTTCCAATCTTCAACGTCAGCTTCTTCAGCAGCTTCAACTTCTTCCACAACAGGTGCTTCAACAGTTTCTTCTACTTCTTCTTCTACCGCTTCTTTGATTTCAGCAATAATACCATCTTCTTCAACAACAACTGTAAAGCCATCATCTAATAGGTATTCTCCCTGTGGTACAGCAATTCTTTCATCTTCATCTGTTACAATAAAGATTTCTTTACCAGCTTCAAATGAATCAGCTTCAAAGCGAGTTCCGTTTTCCAACTTTCTCTCTTCTAACTGAACTTCTAAACCTAATAAAGTTTTCACTTTGTTAAGGGTCTCTTTTGAGTTCATATATATAATTTTAAGTAATTACTTTTTTATTAAACAATATTTTAATTAAGTTGTTGTAAATTCAACTATTTCCGCCTGTTGTTGCTCCTACTCCTTGGTTCTGTAAATCCCCATTACAACATTTAGAATTATAAGTATTGTCTTTGCATAAACAACCCCTTCTTCCTCCAGTTGGAGATGTTCTACTTGGAGTTGGTGTTTGATTCTTTGAGTACATCTATTATTTCGTTTAGTAGTTTATCTTCTTCAGTTAATTGGTCTATTTGTTTGTCTTGTGGTTTATTAAGCTTATCTGCAAAGTAACCTTCAATACTAAATCCTTTTACTTTTCCTTCTTTTACATAGTTATTCCATATGTCATCGTTGTCTACCTTCATAGCTACCATCCAAGTCCCTACAGGCATATTTAAGCCATACTTGCGTGATTTGTCGTGTACTTCATCTTCTATTAGCCAAGACTCCACTATGGTCATTCCTTCTAACTTTTCGTCAGTATGTTCCATTGTAGCTTTACCTTGATTACCAGCTTTTAAAAACATTTGTGATGCTTTTGCGACTGTTTCTTTAGAAAAGTAAATGTAAAACTCGTGGTCTCCGTTCTTTCTATAGATAGGTTTGTCTGGAATCAATGCAGCCCCCATTAATAGTCTTTTTTCTTTGCTTATTTCTGCAAGTCTTATTTGCTCTTGGTTTTTAAGTGCAATAAAATCCTCCTCTATTGCAGGAGCTGAGACAACCGAAATTGCATCTATCCCGGAAAACTCTTCATTTTCATCTATTACTAACTCTATTATTTCCATAACTCTTTTTTTATAAACAATTAATTTTGATTTTTGTTATATTAACCTCCAAGCGTTGCACCTTGTATAATGTTGTTTTGTAAGCTTTGTGCAGTAGTTACATCTTGACTAACTACAAATGCCTGTACAGGTGCTTGTTGTCCTAAAGCAGAAGCTAATTGATTTGTTCCACTTGTTCCTAATATATCAAAGGATGGTGTTTGTGCTGTTGCTTGAACTACTGCTGTAGATATACTTGGAATGTTTGGAGCAGAACCCCCACCAGATGAATTTGGTATTTTTACACTTGCTATCTTTTTAACATTTGCTAAACCTACAGCACCAGTCGCTATAGCTTGAGCAATAGCATAACCAGGAACAGCTTTGCCAGAAAAAGCTTTTAATTGACCTGTAATAGCTGCAAAAGTATTAACTAAAGAGGAAGCTATTGCAAGACCTTTACCAGCTTCAGTTTCTTTACTCATAATACCAGATATGCTAGAAAGGGCAGAGGCATATCCATTTAAAGCTGCCAATTTTGCCGCTTCCTCTTCCTTTGCAATTTGTATCTTAGCGTCTGTTATTGCTTTAGAATCTGCTAGTTCTTTTTCTTGAATTTTCTTTTTTTCGTCTGCTCGTAGTTTAGCATCTGCAATAATTTTATCCTTTGCCAATTGGTCGGCTAAATCAAATGCATCTTGTTTTTCTTTTAAAACAATGTCTCTGGCTGCATCTAGTTCATCTACGGCTACATTATTAAGTATTGCCTCTTCTCTTAATAATGCGTACTGCTCTCTAATTTTTATTAGCTCTAAATCTCTTTTTTCTTGTAAGGTAGCTGCTTCAGCATCTCGTAAAGTCTTTTTAAAATTTGCCAATTCATTAGCCGCTGCTTTTTCTTCACCTTCAATTTGTTTAGAAATCGTATTTACTTCTCTTTGAACTTGCCTAGCCACGTTTGCTCTGGATGCCTGTTGCCTGTTTACTGCTGCTATAGCTTGAGCTTCTTTATCTAAGTTTTCTTTGTTACTTCTGCTAAATGTATTCTCTAAAACCTGAGCATCTCTTCTTAACTCTAAAAATTCTGTTTCTTTATCTAATAATTGGTCTTCTAAAACTTGTGCATCTAATAAAGCTTGTTTTCTTTCCGTTGCTGAAAACTGATCTTCTTGTCTTGACTTTAATCGGAGTAATGCTATTTCAGATTCTAATTTTGACCTGTCTACTACTAAACCTCTTTCAATTTTATCTGCCTTAGCCCTCATGTCTGCAACTGAGGCTGCCATCTTAGCTTCTTTAACTTGTTCAGCCGCAAAATCTTTAACAGCTTTGGTAGCTCCTTCTAGTTTTTCAGTTATGCCTTCAACACCTAAGAAAACCATTCCTGCGCTGTCTGCTGCAATTTTAGCTGCTTCGCTGAAATTCCCTTTAAAAAATTGTTCTACTGCTTTTCCTAAACTTGGTATTAAATTTAAAAAACCTTCAAATCTGTTTACGATATTATCTTTAAAGAAATTAAAAAAGGATTCCATAGATTCCATAGGGTTTTCAAAAGCGTCAATTATTCCCTCTCCTAAATCTGCTAGTAAATCAACAAGGTTACCAGTTAACGCACCGATAACGCTCATTATCTTAGCAAATTTATTTTGCCCTTCTTCTGAACCTGTAAATGCTGCGGCTAGTGCTGTTATCCCTAAAACTAAAGCACCTATCCCAGTTGAAATAATTGCTAAGCGCATTGATTTAAACCCTCCAGTAATACCTTTTAAACCTACTTTTAAACCAGCAAATTTAGTTACTAATCCACCAGTGGCTTTATCTAACCCACCAACTGCACCATCAAGATTTCCTGTGTCTTTTGTAGTGTCTTTTATTGCGTCGTCTAACTTGTCTACGCTTTTAACAGCTTTAGATGTGTTAACATCAATATTTAATGTGTACTTTTCAGCCATTTTGTATGTCTTTTAATCTGTTTAAACCCTTCTTTGAATGTTTCTGGTAATTTGTTTTTGCCTTTTGCTATTTCTATGGTTTTATCAATACCATAAAACTCATCTATGTTTAATAATTTTATTATTATCATGTTAATACGCTTGGTGTATATGCACTTTGTTTTGTTATTAATTCTAACTGACTTTTGTTAGTTAATAAATTAGTGGTAATACTGTTAATATAATACTCTTGTCCGTTTACTATAAACACATCATTTAATTCATAATTTAAAATTATGGATGTTGGTAATTGTGCTGTGAATTTTACAATCCTTGCTTGTTCTTCAAATAACTTAACTATGTATTGTTGGTAAAACCTACTAAATAAACTGTTTTCATTTACGTTTCCGTTATACTCATTGTACTCTATCCCAAAATTTAAAGTATGGTTTCCGTCTCCAGTAACATTAGAAGGTGCGTTGTATTGGTCAAACCCACTTAATGTAATAGGATAATCTGATGCATCTAATAAGTTATTAAAAAACATATATGGACTGCCTAAAGCAGTTTTATTTCCAGCACCTACCCACCAGCCATAAACCAAACCAGTTAAATCCGTATTTTCATCTATTATGTTTATTAATTGGCTTCTTTGACCATCTACCTGTACTTGATAGGTTTGACCATCGTATTTGTCAGGAGCTGAATAATTAAGGTTACCAAATTGTTGGCTAAATTGATTTAAGTATCTTAAACTGGTTTGAGTAACAGATGGAGAGTATTGAAAGTTAATTATAGAATATGGTACTGGTCTATCTATTGTATTAGAATCTATTACTATGTATTTAGATATATCATGTGTGTTTCCTGTTGACATAAAGTCATCAAAGGTTTCTACATATATTTTACTTGAACCTCTTTTAGTATAAGCTGTTAAATTAAACATCTTAAATAAAGTGGTTAAATAGTCTATCACTTTCATTTTAGGCAAGTAATCTTGAACATAAATATTACTCTGTAAAGTAAATACAGAATACCCAAATGTACCTGTATCTACTGCGCTATTATCTGACCTTAATTTCCTTGTTATAAAAACCCCTTGAGGTTTAGCAACAAATGAAGTACCTAAGGTTGTTGTTGCATTTATTCTAAATTCTAAATCAAAAGTTCTTGAGGATAAAGTTCCACTATTTAAATCTCTTAATGTGATATTAAAGTTATTCGCATTTGTGATTATTGTTTGATAATCTAAAAGTTCGTTTGTTGGTTTATCTATTGTTATAAGTTCTAACTCTCTATCAGCTGAAGTCTGAAATGTTATTCTTATAGAGTATAAGTATTCATCACTAATAACTAAATTGCCACCACTTAAATAGTTAGTTCCACTATCATAAGTAAAGTCTGCAAAGGTTAGTTTTTTATTTCTTTGTAAAGTATTAACTCCAAATGTAGGTGGAACTGTTTCTGGTGCAGTAATAGGAGACTTCTCTCTATGCATCCATAAGTATAATTTATCAAATACATCACTATCAAAAAAGCTTGTAATTCCTGTTTCATCTACCATATTAAACTCAATATTATATTGTGTTTGTATGGCTTCAATTATTCTTAGGCTTTTTATAGCTGGTTTTAATTCCGTTTGTAGTTCTGTAAAGAAATTAACATTATGTAAATTAGGTGTTGTTATTGTGTTTGTAGAATCATAACTATAGTAATTTTCTAAAGTAATTAAAGGCACTATTAAGTTCCTGTTAGAATCATTTGTGGCAACTACTCCAGCACTTTGTAAACCATCCGTAAAAGCGTTCCTAAAGTCGTTTGTAGCTGCATCAAAACTAATGTCATAAGCGTTTAAAGGATTTAATGCGCTTAAAGTCTCATCTCCAAATATTTCGTTTAGGCTTGTAGTGTTTCCAAAGAATACAACTTTGTAAGCATAAGCTTTATTATCTTTCATAGAAACGGAGTCTAATCTAATCTTGCCTATTTTGTAATCAGCACCATCTAATTTAATAATAGCATCTACTCTAAACCTTGCATCATATCCATTTATTATATCGTTGTTGTAATAATGTTTAAAGATTTTATTATTAGTAGATGAGGCTGGTAAATTAAACTGTTGACTAAATGGAGCAAATACTAAACTAATATCACGAATGTTTTGTTGTGAATCAGTAAGAGTTATTGCTTCATCCTTAAATAAGTCAACTCGTGTATTACTTATGTATAATTCTAAATTCATTTATCGTATGTTATTAATTGTATCAAAGGCAAAGCTTACATCTATTGTGTAGTTTATTAAACTATCTGTAAGACTTGTTTTATAATTAATGTTTTTAGTTTGTATTGTTACGCCTAATGTTTTAGTTTTATATTCTATCCAAACCTTTTCACTTAAAAACAGTTGTCTAAATATTTCATTATTACTTTCAGGATAATAACCACTGTTTAATGTTAAAGTTTGGTTACCATTTTTAGTAATTAATTTTATTTGTGCATCATACGTATTGTAAGTCCCGTTTGTTAATATATTAGACTTGTAGCGTTCTTCGGTTGTAGTCATTGCAAGTTTAGAATTCTTAAAGAACCAGATGTCTTGATATGCACCAAACTTATTTATAAAGGTTAGTTTGTAAGGCGTGTATTTACATTCCTCTATGTTTTCTATTCTTAATACTGTAACACCCTCTACAGCGTTTATAATAACCTCATCAACTGGGTATATAGTTTCGTTTCTTAAAAAGTCTTGTAAACATGGGTTATCTTCAAACGTTCCGCCTGATGCAATTACTCTTTCCCTGTAATTATCTACATCTGCCGAAGCTGTACTTACATACGCAATCTGGTCTTGTATCTTTAATCCAGCAGTAGGAGTCCATGTATGTATTTGTTCGTTTTGATAAAAGAAAGCAACTGAAGTGGTGTTTTCGTTATCTACAGGTATTCTTAAAGCATCATCATCTGATTTTAATATTGTTGTATTCGATTGTAAGTACCCCTGTAATAATTGAGGGTTTGCTCCATCTTCAAAAAAGCCATAACCATAAAACGCTCTTACACCTAATGTGTCAACTGGTGTTTGTGCGACTGTTGATATATATTCTGTAATCCTATAATCAACGTACATTGTCGTGTAATCATCTGCTAAATTTGTATCTGGATAAGTTCCATCAAACTCTGCTGGAATGTAGTCTTTTATTAGTTCAGCTATTTCAAAATTTATTTTGGCATTTATAGCTGTTGAGGTAAGTGTATATTGTGGGGTGCTTTGCCAAGAAGCATTTGCTACACCAGTATATATTTCTATTTCTATCTTTGCACTTGTTAAATTTGTTGTTGCTATGTTTACGAAGTATGGACTTCTTACGTTAATTTTTGCCATTGTTGTTGTTTATTAAATCTATTATATCTTTTAAAAATGCTTTACCTAATAATTTAGGGTATCTATCAAAGGCAACTAAAAAGGGTTTAGTAAAAAACATTGTTGGTTTTATTCCTTGTGCAAATATGCTTCTTTGCAATATAAATCCTATTGTTCTATAATTGCCTTTTTTAAATTTACCTTCTTTATCTCTTAATCTTATATTTCTTTTTTTTGCCCAATCAGCTAATGGCTGCATTGGCGGTCTTTTACTTTTAAAACTATATGGACTGTTTGCCCCTTTCTGTTTTCCGTTTTTAACTAAACTTGGATTTGCTCCTTTAACACCTTTATCTAAAAATGTTCCGTACTCATCCATTATAAAACTTAAATCATAGTTGTTATTTTTTTCAGTTAAATCATAATGAATACTATTATAAAGGCTTTTACTTACATTGTGCTTTTGCTTTGTAAGATTAGACCTTGACTGTTGTACAACATACTTGCCAAATTTCTGAAGTTCAGTTTGTAAATTATTTAGCATATTGTCATGTCGTTTGGAATCAATACATTAAAAGATACTGTCCAACCAGCCAACTTGTTTTCAAATCTATCTACAAACGGCTCTAGTGTAGGGTTTCCATCTAATTGGTATTTATCAACATATAAGTCTCCTCTTAATAACAACTCTAGTAATCTATTAGCAACTGCAAGTTGAGTGTTAAACACATCTTGTTCGTTATTGTTTCCTCTAAATTCATCTGGGATTCCTTGTGCAAAGTTTTTACTCTCATCTACTATATCCATGCATAAAAGAGATATGCTAAAATTCCAAACATTGCTTTGCATTGTAGCACCGCTAACCATAAAATGACTTAATGGAAATATAGTTTGTTTGTTTAAGTCTACATCAAATATATCTCCATAGGTTACTGTGTTAACAAAAGCATCTAATTGTAGAGTTTCTCTAATTTTGTTTGATAGGTTATAAAATCCTTGCATATTATTTTAATTTACGTTTAATCATTCTTGATTCATATTCTGCTTTTTCTTTTTCAAAAGCTAAATACATTAGGCATTGGTGTAAGGGAAGTTTTGCAACTTCTTTAAATCTTGTAATGTCCCCTTGAGAGAGAGTATATAACTCTGAATAAGAACCCCATTTTCTTGCGAAACCACTCCTTTCGTCTGTTCCTTCTTCAGCTCTTTCTCCAAATAATTCGGTATAGATTTCAGCAATGCGTTGGTTAAATTGTAAAAAAAAACCATAGCACCTAAAGCTGCATTAAGTGGCATCTGTTTCATTGCCTCGCTATGCTTGTGGCTTCCTTCGTATTCTTCTATTATGTATTTGTGTCCTTGCTTTTGTTTAATTGGTCTAAATAATACAGCCATTGCTTTATGCATATTACCCCATTCATTTATATAGCTTGTAACGTCTTTATTTTCTCCATAGGTTATATCATCCAGCTTTGGAATGAAACCATATAAAACATCGTTTATTTTAAACGTAGGGACAAACTCATGTTCTTTATCAAATAGCTTATTAATGTGTTGTGTTAAATAATCTACATCTTTGTCTTTTACCTTACCTAGCTCTTTTGTGTTAATGTTTAAAATACATTTAAGCAAATCATCATTTGTAGGCTCTTCTATAAGTAAGAACTCTTGATAGTCTTTTAACTTAACTTCTTTTAGTGAACTTGGTATAGATACTTCTAATTGCATAAAGTCTTTTTTATTAAACAAAAAAAGGATTACTTTGTATAAAGCAACCCCTTTTTAAGACTAATCAACTAAAAAATTATTTAAATGTATTGTGTAGATATATATATAGTTCTTCTATTTTCTTATGCATTTTTTTATCTTGTTGGTATATTTCTTTTCCTGTTTGTATTTTACCTTCCCTGTGTATTTCTAACATTGCGTCAGGTTTTCCTGTTTTTGTAATTGGTTTAATTATTATCTTAATGTCATTTTTAAAGCACCAGCTTATAGCCTTGCGTGTTGTTCTATGCATTAATAAAAGCAAGGATAAATATAATCCCTAACCATGATGTTAAAGTAACTATCATTACTGCTTCGTATTTCTTTTGTTTATTTGTTTTCATAATTGTTTGTTTTAAAAGGGGTTTTTACACCCCATAATTATTAAAGTTGTTTTTCTGTAACTAATAATAAATTAAAATCTTTACAAGCATTATTTATTTCTTCATATAAATCATATCCATTAGAATTAGCTGATGCAGTAAAAAAAGACCATCCTTGATATTGTTTTTTACACCCTACTTTCTTTTTTAATCTCCAATCTCCAAACATTTTAACAGATATATAAGATGCATCTAAATAACCATTTGAAAGGTTTTTATATTTGTCTCTATGATTATTTTTAATTGTTTCTAATTTGTTTTTTAAATTTTGATAATCTTGAATTTCCATTTTGTTTTGTTTTTAGTTAATTAAAAAATAAAAGGGTTGATTCAGAGGCTTGTTGCTGGATTCCAGTTCGGTTAGGTTGCCTTGACTAGCGTTAAATACCACCCTTTTACTTAAAAATTAAAGACCTAAAAATAAACTCGTTTATGAAAAAACTTATTTAAAGTTAATTGGAGCTGTTTTAATAACCCTTTAATTATACAGCTAATATACAACACATTTACTTATTAACAACTATGTTTATTAAATATTAACATAACTTTAACATTTCTTTAACATTTTAAAAAATGTAATACGCTCCCTTATTAGGATTCTCAAGCTGTGAAGTTAATGCATAACGCATCGCATCAATACAATGGTTAAACGCATCTATTGGCTTGTTAAGTGTTTCGCCTTCTTTATTCTTTAACCAAATATAATTCTGTAGTTCTTTAATTAAGTTATGGCTTCTATTAGTTATATAGATTTCATTTTGGTTAATAAGGTTAATGCCGTAGACAATACTGTCTTTACCTTTTTTAACTGGCAACACCATATGACCATAGCTTGATAGTTCTGCTATACTTTTAGGTTCTGCTGAATCAGCATATATTATATCTTCAACCTGATGTGTCTTTAGTAAGTTACTTATTTGGCTATTAAGTAAACCACGTTGATATATAACCTCATCAAATATATAGGCATTGTTATATTTATAAAGTGCTATTAAACTACTCGGATCATTAGTGTATCCAAAATCCATTCCATGACAAAGTAATCTGGCTTCATTTGGTAAGTCAATTAGTTTCCAGTCTTTAATACAAGCACCTTCTAAACTACCTATTTCACCAAGCCCATATACATTCCACCAGTTACTCCAGTAGGTAGACGTTAATGCTTTGTGTTTAGCTTTTTCAATGTCTTGTACTATTGTTTCTGGTAAGGCTTCGTTATCTAAATAAGTAAGTTTTAAAAAGTCTGCATCTTCATTATCTTGTACTTCTGTATGCGCCCAAAAGGATGAGGTAGGATTAAAGTCAATCCATATGTCTCCGCTTGTTCTTATTGATAATTGGTTGTAAGCTTCAAAGGGTATGTTGTTTGCTTCATTTACATAAAGCGTGTGCCTTCTTGCTCCCCTTAATTTATCAGCTGATTCAATACTAAAAAACTCTATATAACTTCCGTTAGCAAAACTATATTTAAGCATTGACTTATTATATTGCACATCATTATAACGATTAGTCATCATCATAATCTTTAAGAAGTCTTTTAAAGCACCTCTACGCAAATGTGGTATACTTTCACTTACTACGCTTATTTCTAAGCCTGAAGTCCTTAAAGCCCTATCTATAAGTATAGGCAATATTCCAAATGTTTTACCTGCAGATGTACCCCCTTGAATTATCTTCTTACGCTTTTTAAGTTTAAGAAGTTTTTTAATTGCAGTTGTTACTACAAAGTCTGTCATTAAATATCTGTTATATTAAATATAGGCTGTTCGGAGTTTAATGTTATGTCTTTTGTTTCTCTTGGCTTACCAGCATAGTAATGATAAAACATCTGAATGAATTTAAACTCACCCGATTCTATTCCTTTCTTAAGTGCTTCGTATGCTTGTGGCTCTAATGGTGTTAACCTTTCTATAAGTTTAACCTCTTCGGCTTTAGTTTTACGTCCTGCATTAGGATGTCCGCCATTGTTTTTTCTTAAATCCATAATTGAAAAAGATTATTATTAATTTTTTTATATAACAATATAAATGCCTTTTTGTTATTTAAGCCTTTCAACAAGTCTATCAATACGCTTTTCAGCTTCTTGTAATTTTAAGTCTGGTATTTCTTTTATTTTGCTTAATAGTGTTCTATGCTTTATGTCTATGTTTAGGTTCTTTACATAGTTGTATTTTAATTCTAATTGATAGTGTTGTATTTTTAACCTTGCTAATTGTTTATCAGCTGGGATGTATTCCTCTGCTTTTATTATTCTATTGTATATCTCCATGTATTCAGGATTGTACATTTCAAAGGCTGGGAATACGTTTCTTATTGAGTGTAGTACTGTGGCATGGTGTAGGTTTAGAGTTTCTCCTATTTCTTGCAAAGATAAGTTTGTTCTGTCTTTACATATTTTAAAGTATATGGCTCTTCCGTACACGACTTGCCTTGCCCTTGTCTTTCCGCTTATGTTGTAACCTAGTTCGTTTTCAACTAAATTCATTATCTGTGTTGTTGTCATTTATTTTGTTTTTATATATTATTAATTGTAATATTAGTAAAAATTCAATGTACTCTATGGCTAGTTTTATACCAGCGCATTCTAAATACATTTGTTGTGTTTCGTATTCTTTTAAAACTAATTTAAGTTCTGTTATGTTTGTGCCTTTTTCATATTCATATAATGCTAAATTGTAAAATTCAATTACTGTGTCTTTATCTAAATTCATTTAAAACAAACTCCCTTGGTTACTATGTAATATAATAAAAGCATTTCATTTTGTTTTAATTATTATTTAAAATAATTTTGTTTGTTTGCTATTAATATTTTTCCAATTTATTTTTAAGTCGTTTCTTCCGTCTGGCTTTACAATGTGTTTACATATATCATCACCCCAAATTTGAATCATTTTTTTACAAGTGTTTAGTTCTGCCCCCTTAACATCATAAAATATTTCTTTTAACCCTCCATTGTTGCTCCCATTTGCTGGGGCTGAAAAAGCATAGGTTGTCAGCCTACCAGTTTTTAACCCTTTACTAATAACTTGAATACAAAAATCTCTATCTTCTTTCGTCCCTTCAGTATAACGCATATTTTTAGTTAATGTATTATTTATAAATACAACACTATCACAAAACGAATTTAATATAATATCTTTTGTAGCACACCAAGCAAATTGTCTATACTCTAAAGAACCAACAGATATGTTATTATTTATAAAATAATCATTACAATATGTTAACGCTTCTAAAGAATTGTGCCTGATTAATTTTGTTAATTTTCTTTTATATATGTACGATATATCATCATCTATTTGCCAATAATATTTAATATCTTTTTGTTCTGTATATTGTTTAATAAAATTCCTACAATAAATAATCCCTTTATCATCTTCTGGGAGTTGTATAATATTAGAGTGGGGGTAATTAATCCTGTATTTTTTATAATCTTGTGGTTCTACAATTAAAAACAAATTTTTATAATCACCTATAAGGGTTGCAGTTTTACAATTATCGTACCTGTTTTTTGTTGGTATAAATATATAAAAGTTGTCCATATTAAAATAATTTAGTTTGTATATTTATTTTTTCTATACAATATTTATCAGCCATTGTTTTATTTAGTAAAAAACCTTTTTCTGTACCACCCTTTAATGTTTTAAATCCATTATATAATTTTGGTTTATTACCATTGTATATTTGTTGTAATTGTTTAGTGCTAAAAATATAAAAACACTCTTTATCGCCTATAACATAAAGCCAACTTTGATTTTTAAATATACCACTTGCATATGTAGTATAATCATATTCACGCTCAACACTTATAAAAAGGTTGCCAGTATTTTTAAACATTTGGTCATTTTTTATTTCAATGCCTTGCCTGTTTTCGCCTTTGTGTATTTGTTCTTCAAGAGTTGTGTAATGGCTAAGGTTTATGTTTTTTTCCTTAGCAAACCAATCCATAATGAATGATTCGAACTTTAATCCTTTTTTTTGTTTTGTTTCTCTGTTCATAATTTTAAGTATCCTGTTTTGTTTTGTTTTATGTTTTGTAATTCTTTACTTGGTTGGTTACATTTATACATATATTCTCGGTAATATAATACAAAGCTAATGCGTAACCAGTCATCGCTTTTATTTGTTATTTCTGTGTTTCCGTGCCATTTGTGTACGTCAACAAATAGTAAGTCGTTGTTTTGCATATCAATAGCAACTTTATATTCTGGCAAACAAAAATACCCTCCATCATAATTGCCTTGCCTGTATGTGATTAAATTACCAAACCCCTCAGGGAAATCACCACTATCTTTGTGTACTGCTGTTATAAAATTTTTATTTACAGTAACAGTTGTAAAACTTGTGTTCCCTATTACATAATTTCTGTTCGTTCCGTCTGCAATTGCTTTTTGTTTTGCATAATGTTCAGGGCAAAGTTCTTTGTATTTTTTGTCTATGTATTCTACAAATGGAATTCCAGCTGTAAACTCATCAAAGTATTTACGTGCAAAAGCTGTCTTTCTGCAATAATGCACCATTGCACCAGCATCCATGTAACCAACGCTTCCGCTATATACTTTGTTCCCTACAGTAATATTACTTACTGTCCCGTCTTTACGTATTCTCTTATGACTACTGCCTGAAGCTATGCCACGCCCCTCAGTGAGCTCTATGCTTTCTTTAAAACTGTTGTAGCCTAATAGTAGGGTTTCGGTAGGTAAGGCGTTTTTTCTGTACCTAAACAATAAATTACCATACATATCAAAGCCATCACAATCTTCGGTTATTAATGTATCAAAATCATTTTCATTTAAAAACTTACCTTTAAATTTATCAGCTTGGTTAGCTTTAAAATGGTTATTTAATTTAATTGTTTTCATTATCTTTTTTTAATATTAATAATAAGTAATCACTTAAATTGCCTTTTTGTTGTGCTTGTTCTGCATAGTGTTTTTTAATTCCAAGCTTACATAAATTTTTAAACTCTTTTAATTCTTCTTTACTAAAATATAGTATTGTAGTGGTTATTTCTGTGTTATCTATTGCGCTGTTATCTACACCCCAATCATCTTCAAATAGTTTCATTGTGTCCTTAACTTTAAAAGGTTATAACATTGTATGTATTTTAACTTTGCTTTTGATTTGTATATTGTTTTAAATAAATTGTATGTGTTTTTTGTAAATTGATAATGTGTTGTGCAATCTTTAAATAATTTACTTGCATATACTTTTCCATAGCCTTTGCAGTAGTTTACATTGTCAGCACCATCTCCAATTATCATTTGTTCATAGAAGTTATATAAAGCTTCGTAAGGGGTTATATCATATATACATTGGTGTTTGTAATGATAGTTATAAATTAAGGCTGGAAACTGCTTGTAATCCTTATCTATTGATACTATTATAACATTATCACGCCCCAGTTCATCGGTAAGTGTTTTCCAGTATCTTGCAACCATGTCGTCAGTTTCTACTCCACAACCTTTTTTAGTAGAATATATTTCTGCAATGTGTTCGTGCATTTCGTTTAATAGCTTTGGGTGTTCTTGCTTCTTTCTATTGGCTTTGTAGTTTGGGTCTAATAGTTTTCTGAAGTTTCCCCTACTATTATTAAATGTTATTACCTTATCTATTTCGTAAGTTTCTTCTAGTTTATTTACTATAGACATAAATACCTGGTCAAACTTTCCTATAGCTTCATCTAGTATATCATCAACACCACAACAAGAAGAATACACTAAACTATCAGCATCAAATAAAACTATCATAATGCTTCTATTATTTGGTTTGCTTCTTCTTCTAAATCTTCAATAATATGCTGCTCAAGTATATCTATAATGTCTTGTCCTCCGCATAACACTTCATAACAATCAAAATAATTACTAAAACTTGGATACTCATAATCACCATCTTGTCCTTTATTAAATTCGCCTATTACAACTAGAATTATCCCATCGTAATCTACTGTTACTTCTTTTCTCATTTTGTTTTGTTTTGTGTAAATATAAACAATTTTGTTAATATAAAAAACTATTTATCACTTTCTTTATAATTTTTTGTTGCTTTAGTTAAGAAATCATCCACCCCGTCTATTTTTCTGGATAGTTTATCTATTATTACGTACAATGTCGCAACTGTTTTTTCAAGTATTGCAAATCTTTCTTTTGTTGTAAATGCCTTTTTTTTCATAATTCCATTAGTTCGTTAATTACTGTATGCCCTCCAAGTACCACTGCACAAGCTATGTTGGGTTTCTTGCCTCTCTTTGCGTAAGCCATAGCGTAAGCTGAGGCATCAATTCCGCATCCAATTTGCGCTCCAAAGATTTTAAAGTTCTGCCCGACGTACCACTCTGTATAACACTGAGTATGTAAATGTCCTTGAATTGTGCTTTGCATATCTGCTCTGCATTTACTTCTGGCAGTACCAGCTTCTCCATGAATGTACTGCACACCATCGATAACAACCCTGTCTACAAAATTCCATTTTGGTGTTTCTAATACTTCTTTGTAAGCTTTAATCCATTTCTTTGGCACTGCGCTTGTTTGTGCTTTACGCATTATAAGTCTGTCGTGATTTCCAATTGTAACGTCTGCCTTTGGAAATGCTTTGTACCATTTAGCAATTTTTTTAATAGCCAGTTCAAGTTCATCTCCCCCACCCATTCCATCAGCATCTGACTCGTGATAAGAAGAATAGTGATTATCAATCACGTCTCCTATAAATACAACTCTATTACAATTATATTTTGCATAAGTTTCCTGACAGTGTTCAAGGTAACCATCTAAACAAAATGGCTCATGTAAATCTCCAATAGCTAATACACGAGTTTCTTTCTTAGTTATGTTTTCGTATGCTGTTTTTTTGTTTCCGTTTAATCGTGGTCTAATTTCCATAGGTTTTATATAAAGCGTTTA